GACCGATTGGTTGAGTTAGACTTGCCTGCTCGTGGTATCAACGTTGCAGAGAGTTCGAGCATGAGCGATAGATATATGAGACTGCGAGATGAGTTGTGGTTTAAGTGTCGTGAATGGCTAGAGCATAAAGATGTGAGCATACCTGACCAGGACGAATTGATTACGGAATTAACTGCTGTGCAGTATGGCATTATGTCGAATGGTAAGTTTAAGGTCGAGAGTAAAGACGAAATGAAGAAACGTGGTATGCGAAGTCCTGATGTAGCTGATGCGTTAATGCTGACGTTTGCAGGCTTGGCAGTCCGGGCATCAGGTAGTGGTGCAGGCTATAAGTTCAATCAGAAGATTGATTATGGAAGTAGTGGGTGGATAGTATGATTCCATTTCCTAATAAGAAATACAACATTATCTATGCTGACCCCGCTTGGTCTTATAAAGACAAGGCAAGGGCAGGTAATAGAGGTGCTGAATGTAAGTACCCAACACAATCTATAGAATGGATAAGTTCTATGCCTGTTAAGGATATAGCAGATGATGATTGTGTTTTATTTATGTGGGTGACAATGCCTAAACTTAACGAATGTTTTGATGTTATTACTTCTTGGGGATTCGAGTACAAAACTTGTGCATTTACTTGGGTTAAAAGGAACAAAATATCTGATAGTTGGTTTATGGGTATGGGTAGTTGGACAAGAGCAAACTCAGAATTATGTTTATTAGCTACAAAAGGTAAACCACAGAGAGTTAGTGCAGGAGTTCATTCTGTTGTGGACACCCCTATTGAAAGACATAGTAAAAAACCTGATTGCGTAAGAAATAAAATAATAGAATTATGTGGCGATTTGCCAAGAATAGAATTGTTTGCTAGGCAAAAAGTAGATGGTTGGGATTGTTGGGGTAATGAAGTATGAATAATATTATCGACTTTCCAAGACCTGAAGATTTAGATATAAACGATGAACAGTTTTGGGAACAATGTTCTGAGATTTACCATATGTATGCGAATATGTCGTTATCGCTGATGCGTATGGAGATTGCTGATGGACATGAGGTAGCAGGTGCTCTTTGTGTCGTGGCTTTGAGTATTCTTAAAGGGCAAGGCATGGACGCAGATGAAATTAAAGAATTTGCTGACATGATTTTCGATAAGAATTAAGAGCCACCTACTAATAAAAGAACACGCATTTTATCAATTTTATAGAATAGCTTTATATTCGTAGGTGGTCTAACAGAGGAGTCGATATGGCAAGAGGATTATACGCAAACATACACGCAAAGAGAAAACGCATTAAGGCAGGAAGTAAGGAACGTATGAGAAGTAAGGACAGTCCTTACGCACCCAAAGCAAGTGCTTTTAAGAAAGCAGCGAAGACGGCTAAGAAAAAATAATGGCTAAGGTTAAAGAAGTTAAGCTGCATGAGGCAACCATTAAAGGTACGTCTCAGGGAAGAAAACCGATCATGTCTACAATGAATAAGGCGAAAAGACGCAGTTTTAAAAAGTATCGAGGACAAGGCAGATAATGGCTAAAGACCCAAGATTATCACGAATAGGTGTGAGTGGTTATAACAAACCTAAGAGGACGCCGAGCCACCCTACAAAGTCACACGTTGTCGTGGCTAAGTCAGGTGACCAGGTGAAGACTATTCGTTTTGGTCAACAAGGTGTGAGTGGTGCAGGAAAGAATCCTAAGACGGCTAGTGAGAAAGCTAGAAGAAAGTCGTTCAAGGCACGACACGCAAGTAACATTGCTAAAGGCAAAATGTCGGCAGCATATTGGGCAGACAAAGTGAAGTGGTGATATGTCAAAAAGGGATAAGAGGACGATTGAGGGAATTGTTGCTGAACTAGAGGTTCAAGCTGAATTAACAAAGAACCCCAACCTCTTAGTATTCGTACCCCTTATGGGATTAGGATTAATAGACATAGTAACCTTGAATAGAAAAACAGGCGAGTTTAAGGCATACGATGTCAAGGCTCGTAGCATTAGACAATCAGATTATGTGACCAAAGATGGTCATTTTAAGAACACTAAAGGTAAGTTAATTCACAGACCTAGAAGTGAAGAACAGAAACGACTCGGTGTCGAAATTATTTATCCAACAGAAAAGGAATAGATTATGAAAATGTATCAAAAAAGAACACAAATGAGCAGACGTAGAGGTTCAGGTGCAACATCTGATTATGAAGCAAAATTAATGAAAAGACAACCAAGACCACTAGCATCTAAAGCACCAAGAAGAAGAATGAATGTGGCTACAGGTGCATATTCTGACCAAGAATTAAAGTTCTTTAAATAATGCCTTACAGTAAGTACAGTCCTGCACAGAAACGTCTTGCTGCTGTTGCAGGCGATCGTAAGAAGATAACTGCTGCTGATTTAAAAGCTGTTAAGAAGAAGAAAAAGAAAAAAGGTAAGTAAATGCCAAAGATGGACGATAAGACATTTCAGTCACTCATTAACGACCATATGGTTGATGCTGTCAACTATTATGATACTGAATATGCTATGGATAGAGCAGAGACCCTTGATTACTATTTAGGTGAGCCTTTTGGTAATGAGGTCGAAAACAGATCACAAGTGGTTGCTACAGAAGTATCTGACACAATCGAATACATTATGCCACAGTTGATGAAAGTGTTTCAATCGTCTGACCATTTTGCACGTTTTGTTGCTCGTGAGGCAGAAGATGTGAAAGCTGCTGAACAGGCTACCGATTTAGTCAACTATGTCATTAACAATGATAACAATGGATTTGTAAACATCTATAATTGGTTCAAAGATGCTCTATTGTTTAAGATTGGTGTATTAAAGACATTTTGGGAAGAAAACATACAGGTTGTTGAAGAAAGCTACCAAAACCTTACCGAAGATGAATTAACAATATTATTGGACGACCCTGATGTTGAGGTCGTATCACAATCCATCAACGAAGTGGGCATATTGCAAGATGATGTGTCCGATGATATTTCCGAAGATGAGGAACTTGATGAAGAAGATATTGTTGATATTGCAGAAGACGCATTAGAGACAGAAAATCAAATTCCTCTAATGACTACCTATGACGTTGAGATTAAAAGAAAGAAGAATAGTGGTCGTGTTAAGATTATGAACGTACCACCTGAAGAATTCTTATTTTCAAGACGTTCTGTATCTCTTGAAACTGCCGACTTCGTTGCCCATAGGTCAAGTATGAAAGTGGGCGACTTAGTGGATTTAGGATATGATTACGATACTGTATTGGCTCACTCCGGGTATAACGAGATTGATAACGAAGCTGAAGTACAGCAAAGATTCCAAGATGTGGAAGCAGGCACAAGACACGACAGCAAGAATGACCCAACAATGCACGAATGTTTGGTTACAGAGATGTATCTTCGTGCTGATTATAATGGCGATGGCATACCTGAGTTAAGACGTGTATTATCGATTGGCGAGGGTAACTTTATATTAGAGAATGATGCTTTTGACCATATTCCATTCTGCATTTTATCACCGATATTAATGCCACACAGAATGATTGGTCGTTCTGTTGCAGAAATGGTTAAGGACTTACAATTAATTAAGTCTACAATCCTTAGACAGCTATTAGACAATATGTATCTGACTAACAACAGCAGAGTTGGTGTTGTAGAGGGTCAGGTAAACTTAGAGGACTTACTGTCATCAAGACCTGGTAATATCGTCAGAATGAGAGCTCCTGGTATGGTACAACCACTTGCTGTTCCACAAATCGGTGCAGCAGGATTTAATATGCTTGAGTATATTGACCAGGTAAGAGACCAACGTACAGGGTTCTCTAAAGCATCACTAGGTATTGACCCAAAAGCATTACAGTCTACAACAGCACAGGCAGTACAGAGCACGATACAAGGTGCACAATTAAAAACAGAAATGATTGCACGAGTCTTTGCTGAAACAGGGTGTAAAGACCTGGCTAAGATTGTGTTATTATTATGTCAAAAGCATATGGATAAAGGTCGTGTTATTCGTATTCGTAATGAGTATGTTCCTGTTGACCCTCGTGGTTGGGATAACGAATTTGATGTATCTGTTGAAGTCGGACTTGGTAATGGTAAGGACGATGAGAAACTACAGATGCTTTTACAAGTGGCAGGTAAGCAAGAACAGTTGATTGGACAGCTTGGTATGAACAACCCTGTCGTTAAACCAAGTCAGTATGTCAACACACTAAACAAGATTATCGAGATGGCAGGATTTAAAGATACATCTCAATTCTTTAACTCTGCTGAACAGATTGACCAAATCCTTGCACAGCAACAAGCTGCACAACAGCAAGGTGGTGCATCGCCAGAGTTTGAGTTAGAAAGACAAAAACTACAAGCTGATATTGCGTTAGAACGTGAGAAGATGATGATGGAAATACAGCTTGAACGTGAGAAATTCCAACAGCAGTTAGCACTTCGTAGAGAAGAACTACAAGCTGAGTTGGATTTAAGACAACAAAAATTAGCATTGGGTGGAGACGTTAGTACGAATTTACCAAATGCGTAAGGGATAGAATATGTCATTAGACGATGAGAGACAACGAGGATTATTAGCCGAAACTCTACGGAATAATCCCTTACTGAAAGAGATATTTCAGTCGTTAGAAAGTTCTTATATTGCCGATTGGTCACAAACCGATCTAAGCGATACTGAGAAACGTGAGCAGTCTTTTTATATGTTGAGAGCCTTACAGGATATTAAGAACGAGATCGACTCGATCGTAACATCAGGTAAGATTGCAGACCAACAGATAAGAACACTATTTCGCAAAAAATAATCAAAACATGGAGTAAAAAATGATTAGGACAAATGCAGACGCATCTCCTGACGTTAATGATAGCATTGCGTTAGATAAAACTGATGCAATCAATTTACTTTTGAATAGAGATAACACCCCTAGTCAGGCAAGTGAGGATATTCAAGAGTCGCAGGAAGAAGACACAGAAGTTGTGTCGGTTGACGAAGTGGACACTACTGATGAAACGGACGTTTTAGACCAATCCGAAGTAACAGAAGAAGAAACAGAAGACTATCGTAATAGTGATGAATCTGATGATGAAACTACCGATGACGTATATATAGCAAAAGTTGATGGAGAGGAAGTAGAAGTTACAGCAAGAGAACTTCTTGACTCATATCAGCTTAATTCTGTCGCCAAGAAGAAATACCATGAAGCTATGGAAGATCGTAACAAGGCCAAGAATGAATAGGCTACTCTTGAGGCAGAAAGGAAACATTACGCAGAAAACCTTGAGTTAATGAGACAGCAGTTGGCTCAGACTACAACGGGTATGACTGAAGAACAATGGAATGACTTGTATCAAAGAGACCCTATGGCCTATATGAAAGCAAAAGAGGACATAAGAGATCAAGAGACTAGACTACAAGCTATTCAGCAAGAACAGATGCAACTTGCTCAAAAGCAGTTACAAGCTGAACAAGCAAAATTGTTGGACAGAATACCTGAGTGGAAAGACCAGGACGTAGCGACTAAGGAACGAAATAATATCGTTACTTATGCAAAACGATTTGGTTTTACTGACCAAGAGATTGCTGCCACTAATGACTCTCGTGTCGTTGACTTATTAAGACGTGCCTATCTTTATGATGCTTTGCAGTCAAAGAAACCAAATGCTACCAAGCAAGTAAAGAAAGCACCGAAGATGATTAAGTCAGGGCAACCTAAAGGTAAAGTTAATGTTTCTGAACAAAACCGAAAGACGGCTTTTGATAAACTAAACAAGAGTGGTCGCAAAGAAGATGCGATTGCTTATCTATTAACTAAATAACTGATTAAGGAAAAAAACAATGGCAACATATACAACTTCAGCTGCTGTTGGTGAAAGAGAAGACCTTAGCGATATTATTTACAGAATTGACCCTACAGAAACACCATTGGTAACAGCTATGGCTAAAGAAACCACTTCAGGTGTTACAACTGAGTGGCAAGTTCAAGAACTAGCTGCTGCTGTAGATACAAACTATGTAAATGAGGGTGCTGACTATTCTTATGTAAACCCAACAGCTACATCAAGACTTAACAACGTACACCAAATCTCAGCACAAGCTGCTTCAGTATCAGGCACATTAGATGTGGTTGACAAAGCAGGTCGTGATAAAGAAACTGCATACGTTAAAGTAATTAAAGGTCTTGAGCAAAGACGTGATATTGAGAAATCACTATTTAAGAACGAAGCAAAATCTTCTTCTGACCCAAGAAAAACAGCTAAGCTGATTACTTGGATTACAAATGGTGCAGTATCAGACGATGCGTCTACATCATTCGCTACAGGCGATGGCTCAGACACAGCAGACCTAACAGCTGCATCTGCTGATGCCCTAACACTAGCTAAAATCGATACAGCTATTAAAGCTGCATACATCGATGGTGGTTCACCAACAATGCTAGTAATGTCACCATCTAACAAGGTGAACTTTAGTGGTCTATCATCAGGTTCAGTAGCAACCAACCAAATCACTTCAACAGCACCTAAAGAAGCATCTATCGTTGGTTCTGTTTCTCTGTACCTATCAGACTTCGGTACATTAGAAGCAGTTGTTGATAGACAATTAGGTGATGGTGAAATCTATGTCGTAGACAAAGACTATGTATGTCTTGGTTTCTTACCGGGCAGACAGTTCTCTGTTTCAGACGTTGCTGCTACAGGTGATGCAACTAAGTTTGCAATCATTTCTGAGTATGCTCTTATGGTCAAAGCACCTAAAGCACACGCAGCAATTATTGGACTATCAGGTTCATAATAAACTAAAAAGAAGTGGGTGTTGCTCCCTTGCACCCACTTCACACTTAGAGGGATAAAATGAAAAGAGTTATTTCGACAGACGGCATTTCCAAAAAGACAACAATGGAATATGATGCCAATGAACAAGAATATATAATTAAGACAGAACAAAAAATTGACCCTATTAAGGATTTGGCTAAGGCACAATTAGACAATCACAGACCGGGCGATATGATTGGGAATACCCAAAAACATTATCAAAAGATTGGTGAAATACCTGCTGTCTTATATCACGATTTATTACAGAAGTTTGGTAGTCCTGCACAGAATCCTAAAGCATGGTATCGTTGGTTACAGGACGCAGATAACCAAGCATTTAGAACAACGAATGGTAGGTTAATTTAATGGCATTTTCTAACTATAGTGAGTTAAAGACCTCTATTGCTAATTTTTTAGCAAGAGATGATTTAACTTCACAAATTCCTGATTTTATACGATTAGCAGAAGCTCGTATGAGCCGTGAGCTCGATACTCGTTCTATGGAAAAGAGAGCGACTGCTACAACTGTTGCAGGGGATAGCTATATCTCATTGCCAACAGATTTGAGGGAAATTAGAAATGTGCAACTAAATACCGACCCTGTAAAAACTCTGGATTACTATACAGTCCAAATGATTAACACGGACTATGCAGGGCAGGGTCAGGGCAAACCAAAAGCATACAGTATTGTTGGAACAGAAATTATGTTACGACCAACACCTGATGCTGCCTACACCCTAGAAATCGTTTATGGCGAAAACGTACAAGCATTAAGCGATGAAGATACCAACAACACAATATTATCAAGACACCCTGACGCATATTTGTATGGGTCGTTAATGAACGCATATACATACTTGATGGACGAAACACGAGCATCACAGTATGACCAACTGTTCACAAGAATCATGGACGAGATTATTCGTGATACCGAAAAAGCACGATATGGGGGAGTGCTATCAATGAAAACAACATATAGAGGAAAATAACAATGTCAGCTATGTCAGATTATTTAGAGAATAAAGTTTTAGACCACGTTCTCGGAACAACATCATACACAATGCCTGCTACTGTTTATATCGGACTATCTACAGGTAGTTTCAATGATGACAATAGTGGCACAGAATTATCAGGTGGTTCTTATGCTCGTCAATCAATAGCATTTGACGCAGCAGCGAGTGGTACGACCGATAATACTTCTGCTGTTGATTTCCCTACAGCAACAGCAAGTTGGGGAACAGTATCTCATTATGGATTATTCGATGCGTCATCAGGTGGCAATCTATTAATACATGGTGCGTTTACAGCAAGTAAGACAGTTGCAGATGGTGATATTCTAAGAATCGCTGCAGGTGAGTTAGATATAACTGCTGCATAGGTTTTGTTATGGCAACCCTAGAACAGCTTGATGCGTGGGGTACACTTGAAGCATTAGATGCTTATGGTACTCTTGAGCAGATGGACAATCTTGTCCTACACGAAGCATCAGGTACAGGAACAATAGCATTAACTGAGTCAGGTGCATCAATATTACTGCATGGTATGTCTGCAAGTGATACGATTGCTATGACCACGACAGCTAGTGCTAATTATGGGGTTAATATATCAGGCACAGGCAGTATCGCTATTACTGAATCTGCTAATGCTGTTTTATATCGTGGATTCTCTGCTAGTGATTCTATTAGTATTAACCAATCTTCATCATTTGGTCGTATCTTATCGCCAACAATAACTGATGCTGACATAGCGATTACAGCAGATGCTGATTTATATAAGATACAGTTTTTAACAGCAAGTAATACGATTGCTATTACGACAACATTGGTAGGCGAGATACTTGGCGAAACATGGACTGATGTATCAGGTCGTACAGTTACTTGGAGTGTCGCACAATGATAGAATTTGGACAATGGTTACCTGATCAATCGGACTTAGGTAATAGTGGTGTTCTTGAAGCAAAGAATGTATATCCTGCAGCAAGAGGATATAGACCTGCACGAGATATGTCACAAATATCAGGTGCAGCAGATGCTTATATTCGTGGTATTTATGCAACACACGATGCAAGTGATGTTGTGCAAATATTTGCAGGTGATAGCACAAAAACATATAAATACGATGCGTCAGACTCAAGTTTAGCGAATATATCGAAATCAGGTAACTACACACTCGATACCGATGACAAATGGAAGTTTGTTCAGTTTGGTGAATATGTTATTGGTGCAAGTGGATATAACCAAATACTGCAACAGTATCAAATTGGAACAAGTACATTATTTGCTGATATAAGTGGTGCTCCTGCAGCAAAGCATATGGCAGTTGTTCGTGATTTTGTTGTATGTGGCAATGTAAGCTATGGTTCAACAAATTACCAAGAAAGATTATATTGGAGTTCTATCAACGACTCACAATCTTGGACAATAGGTACAGACCAATCAGATATACAAGACATACCTGATAGTGGTAAGATTACTGCTGTTATTGGTGGTCAAACAGGTACAGTATTATTAGAAAGAGGGATAGCAAGAATCGAGTATGTTGGTACACCTCTTATCTTTACAGTTGAAAGAGTAGAAACCAACAATGGTTGTGAGATACCGGGAAGTGTTGTAGCACTTGGCTCAACAGCAGTATTTTACTTATCACCAAATGGATTCTTTATGTTCGATGGCAGTCGTTCTGTTCCAATAGGTTCAGAGAAAGTTGACAAATGGTTTTATGATAATTTTAACACAGCTTTCCCTGAAAGAATGACAGCAGCAGTTGACCCTAACAATCAAGTAGTATGTTGGTCGTTTGTATCAAACGAAAGTAACGATGGTGAGCCTGACAAAATATTAGTTTATAACTATGCTGTTGGTAAGTGGTCGTTAATAGAATTATCACACGAGTCATTAGGTACTGTAATGATACCGGGTTACAGCTTAGAGCAGTTAGATAACATTAATACTAATATGGATAGTATGACTACATCATTCGACAGTCCTTTGTATAAAGGTGAGTCGTTTGTGTTGGGTGGCTCTAAAGATCAAAAGATACAATCATTTACAGGCGATATACTTGATGCAACGATTATATCAAAAGAGTTTGAAGTTGCACCAATGAGGTCTTCTGTTATAAATTCGATTACACCTTATGTAACAGCTAAGAATCCTGCCGTACAACCAACATTGTCAATAAGTGTGGGAAGTCGTAGCAGACAAATAGATAATGTAAATTTTACGAGTGCAGGTGCTATTACAGCAGATAACTTATGCAATGTGCGTTCTAGTGGTCGTTATCATCGAGTCAAAGTTGAAACCACAGGTGATTTTCGTTATGCTTTAGGTATAGATGTTGATGCGAAACCATTAGGGAGAAGATAATGGCAGATTTTAACTATAGAAAAGTACCATCTGAGGGTGGTAAACCGAGAGATGTAGCAAGTGCTATAAATTTACTTATTGATGGCAAGAACAATGCTAAAGGCACTTTTACTATCGTAGCTAGTACAGGAACAACAACTATAGAGGATTATAGAGTAGGTGAAGATAGTGTTATTAGTTGGACACCTATGACACAGAACGCAGCTACTGAGTTGAGCCATTTATATATATCATCTAGGGGTAAACATACTTTTACATTAAGTCATAGGAATAATCCTCAGACTGATAGAACATATATATATACTGTAACAGGATAAAAAAGAGGAGTAAGGGAAATGCAATTTATACCAATACCAAAAGACCATATAGATAGTATGTGGGCACACGTTGAGCCAATTATCAGACGAGCAGTTGGTTTAACACCTGATAGAATTGATACTGATGATCTTTATGAAAACGCAAAGGCAGGTGCATATCTTATTTGGTTGGTTACAGAAGAACGAGATAATATACAATATATACAAGCTGTATTAACAACAAGGATTTCGCAATATCCTAAGACTAGGGCATTGTCGATTGATTTCGTGGCAGGCACTCGTATGAAAGAATGGTTACCCATCGTAATGCCTGTATTAGAAGATTTAGGGAAAAGCAATAATTGCTCTCATATCGAGGGATATGGCCGTAGAGCATGGAAAAAATATCTTAACGAGTATGGTTGGAAACAACAACACATACAATATGAAAAGAGGTTAGATAATGAGTAAAGGAAGTACAACAAGGACGACACAAACATCGACTCCTATTATTCCTGAATATTTGCAGACTGCACAAGAGGGTGCTTTTGGTGCTGCTAGTGAGTTTGCACCACAGGTATATGAGGGTGCACGATATGTCGAGCCAACACCTTTTGAGCAACAGCAACTTGCTGCATTAGGTGCGTTCGGTGGTGGGCAAGGTATTATACCCGGAGTAGAACAAGCTGTCGGTGGTGTCCTAGCAGGTGGTGTTGGTGCTCCAACATTACTACAGCAAGAATATGAAAGAGATTTAAGTCCTGCGTACTTAGAACAAGTTATACAAGATCGTCTATCGGACGTAACAGGTGATATTACATCACAATATGCAATGGGTGGCAGATTAGGTTCTGCTGCATTTGGTACAGCACTTGGTCGTGGCATTGGTAGCTCGATTGCACCATTACTTGCACAACAAGAAGTTGCAGATGCTGAAAGACGTGCCCAATTAGCAAGTCAAATATCCGAAGCAGAACGACAAGCAGGTGCATTACAGCTAACGGCTGCAGGAGTTGCACCAACAGCACAAGACCTACAACTACAAAGACTACAAGCATTAGGTCAAGCAGGTGCATTAGAAAGAGCAACAGGTATGCTACCAATCGAAGCAGAACAAGCACGAATTGCCGAAGAAAATGCTGCAGCACAAGCAAGGCTCAATGCAATGCTCTCAGCAGCAGGTGTGAGTGTTCCTGCAGGACAAACGATTGTATCACAAGAGCCAAGACCTGGAATTGGCACATCATTATTGGGTGTCGGTTCACTATTAAGTGGTATCGGTGGATTGGGATTACCTGCTTATATTGGTGGATTATTAAAATAAGGAATTTATTATGTCAAACGGCCCTAGACAAATTTACAATACACCAACAAGTATTCTAAGACCCGATGAGTCTCAAGAACGAGGTGGATTGCTGAACACCCCATTAAAAGAGTATATATTTCCGTTTCTCAAGGAAAATATATTTACATTGCCAGAGCCTGACCCTAGATACGAAAAAGGTGTTCAATACCCTAGCTTAATAACAACAGCAGAGGATAGAGAGAGGTTGTCTCGTATATCCAATCAAGAGCAAGGATTGGACGAAGCTCTAATGGCTCAAGGTATGCCAACTATAAGTGGTTATCCGTCTCCTTATGAACAAAAACCTATGCCATCAACAGCAGAAGATGCTCAAGAACAGTATGGATTAGAAGATACAGGTGTCGTATCACCTGAAGATTTTATCCAAAATGCTTACTCACAATATGGTGAGCCTGAAACAGCATTTCCTACACCTAAAATGACTGAAGAAGAAAAAGAAGCAACTAAGTCACGTTTTGCAGGATTGTTAGATATATTTGATAACAAAGAGGCATTGGGGAAAATTGCTCTCGGTGTTGCACTATTAGAGGGAACTCCTATGACCGAAGCATTTGAGATGTATGAGAATTTTGCAGGTGCAGGTAGTGCTTTAGAAATAGAAGTCTATGATAAACAGACAGGAC